CCATGACGCCCTGGTCCACGCTGGGCCAGCTCGAGGCGGCGCTGATCTCCATCGGCTGCACGGTGTCCCTGCACCGCGGCGAGGGCACGTGGTGGGCGACCGCCACCGTCGGCGAAACGAGCCGGGCGTGCTCCGGCGGCACCCTGGCCGACGCCATCACCGAGGCGCTCCGATGGGCAACCGCGCAGGCGCAGAACCCATGAGGGGCTTCCTGCGCACGCTCGCGCTCGATGCCAGCCTCCTCCTCGCCGTGGGGGCGGTGGCAGTTGCGTCGACGCTCATCGGCGGGGCGGTCGACCTCGCGCGGGGGCGCCGATGATTCTCCTCCCTCCGCGGTGCGTCGACTGCGACTACTGCGAGCCTCCCCGCCCCGAGGCCGAGCTCGTGGTCTGCCGGTACTACCCGACCCGTCCGGCGCGGCACCCTCGTCGAGAGCCGCGCCCTGAGTCCTGCCCGCTCGCGCTCTACGGGGTGCGGCTGTGAGGCTGGACCACCCCGAGGTGCGACGCGCCCGGCGGCGCGAGCTTTGGGCCGAGCTGGTGGCCGCGGGCATCGTGATCACCGCGATGCTGGTCGGCGCGTCCGCGTTGCGCGGGTGCGGCACCGCCATCGCCCAGGTCGACGATGACGCCGCCGTGATGCTCGCGCGGACGTGCGTGTCCGAGCGAGGGTGGGCGGTCGACTCGCACGACTGCGCGGCCATCGCCGAGGTCGTCCGGGGACGCATCGAGCGCACCGGAGAATCGTGGGTGGAGGCTCTCGGCGAGCTGTCCCCGCGGTTGCACGGCGACGCGCCGATCACGCGGCCCTGGCTGCGCGGCCTTATCGACGAGCGGCGGCCCGACGGCTGGCGGCTGGCTCGGTGGGACTCTCATCGCGACGCATGGCTCGCGACGCTCGAGGAGGCCCGAGAGCTCATCGCTCAGGAGCGGCGCGTCTGCTCGTCTCCGCCGGTGTCGTGGGGCTCGTCCGATGACGTGCGGCGGCGGGCTCGCCGAGGAGCGCGCTGGCACGAGGTCGACTGCGGGCCGACGCTGAACCGGTTCGGGTGGTGGTCGCGATGAGGCTGGCCGGCATCGACCCGCTGCCATCGGAGCCTCATGCCCGCGCCCGCGCGAGTTCGGCCTGGTACACGCCCCCGGACGCCGCCGCCGTGCTGGGCAGGATGGCCTACTCGGCGGCCCTACGGCGGCCGGAGCTGGCCGGCGTCGAACCATGGCGCATCCTCGAGCCGTCCGCGGGACACGGCGCGCTGATCGACGCCCTCGTCGCCGAGATCGTCCCGAGCCCCGACACGGTCGTCGACGCCATCGAGCTCGACGTTCGCGCAGCCGGGGTGCTGACCGAGAAGGCCATGGAGTGGCCGTGCCGCGTGCGCGTGCACGTCGACGACTATCTCGAGCGCCCGGCGCCGAGCAGACCATACGACCTCTGCGTGATGAATCCGCCCTACGAGGGCGGCCTCGACAGCCTGTTCCTCGGCAAGGCAATGGACGAAAGCCTGCGCGTGGTTGCGCTGGTGCGTCTGGCTCTGCTCGAGAGCCAGCGCAGCTATGAGCGGATCTGGTCTCGGCTGGACCGCGAATGGCGCCTGATCGAGCTACGGCCATTCGTCCAGCGCCCCGCGTTCGCCTCGCCCTCGTCGAGGGCCTCTGGTGGCAAGACTGCCTTCGCCGCGGTGAAGCTCTCGCGCGTCCGGGATGAGCGCGGCACCGTCGTGGGGTGGGTGCGATGAGCTTGCTCGTCTACGTCCCAGGGGACCCGATCCCGAAAGAGCGCGCGCGCGTGGTCGGCGGGCGCGGTGTGACGCCGCCGAAGACCCGGGAATACGAGCGGCGCGTCGGGCTGTATGCGCTGCAGGCGCGCAGCGAATACCAGCGCTCACAGCCGTGGAGTCTGGTGGGGTGGTATCGCGTCGAGTTGCGGTTTTGCCGCGAGGCGGCGCGCGGCGATCTGGACAACGTCGCGAAGGCCATCCTCGACGGCCTTTCCGGGGTGCTTTACCTCGACGACGCGCGGGTGTGCGAGCTCGTCGTCGTGCGCCTGTACCAGGGCGAGGTCGGCGCCTGGGTGACCGTGTCCGAGGTGCCGCCGCCGACGGGGGCGCCGATCCCGCGCAAGCGGCCGGCGGCGCGCGCCCCGAGGTCGACGCACCCGTGGCGGGCTCGCGCAGCTCTGCCGGCCAAGGGCTACCGAGGCGGCGCATGAATCACCGGTGGGAATCGGACGGCCGCCATGAGACGGGCGAAGCGCGCCTGCGATGCGCTCGATGCGGCATGTTGGCCTCCTGGCCCGGAGCGAGCTCGCCGTGCCCTGGCAGGGCCGCGTCCGGCCTCGAGCTGGCGGAGGCGCGGGAACTGCTCGCCACGGCACGCAGGGCGCTTCGGCGCTACCAGCGCGAGCTTGTCCGCGGGCGCCGGTGGCTCCTCCTCGAGGCGCGCGCCTGCCTGTCTCGGTATCGCTCGGAGCTCGAGCAGCGTGGGGGTGCGGCGTGAGCACGCTTCTGCCTGAGACGCGGCACGAGTGGCGCGCGGGCCCGCGCCCCGGAGTCTGGCGGTGTCGGCTGTGTGGGGTCCTGTCGACGTGGCCGGCGGCGTTGACGCCGTGCCTGATGCGCAATCTCGCGGGCCGGCATGGCCGGCCGCAGGAGGTGTCTCGATGACGTGGTTTCGAGTGGATGACGGCTTCGGCACGCACCGAAAGGTCGACGCCCTGGGAGCGGACCAGCCGCTGGCCGTCGCGTGCTGGCTCATGGTGGGCGTGGCGTGCGCCCGGGACCTCACGGACGGGGTCGTGACCCGTGCTGCGCTGGCCCGGACGCTGGCTCTTTGGGCCCCGAAGGACCGCGACCGGGCCGTCTCCGCCCTTGTCCGGGTCGGGTTGTGGGAGCCATCCGGGGACGGCTGGGCGTACCACGACTGGACCGACCACCAGCCCACCCGGACGGAGGTCGAGGCGAAGCGCGACTCCGGAAAACTGCGGCAACAGCGCTCCCGCGAGCGCCGCGTCACGTCGGCTGTCACGCGTGACGAGGGCGTGACTGACGCCGTGACGCCGCCGTCAGTCACAGGTGACAGGGGCGTTAGTCACAGCGACCCGTCCCGACCCGTCCCGGCCCGACCCGACCCGACCCGTCCTGAGACCCCTCCCATACATCGGTCGGGGTCTCAGACGCGCGCGCCTGCGCCCACCCGCGCGACCGCGCCGACGCCCGCGCGACCCCCGCCGTCGGGTGATGTATCGGTCCCGGTGGTCGAGGCGGTGTGGGCCGAGTGGCGTCGGGTGTTCGGCCGCGTGCCTGCGGCCGGCTCGGTGCCGACGGTGAGCGGGATCCTGCTCGGCCGGCTGGGCACCCCGACGCAGGACGAGCGACGTACCGCCGAGCGCTGCCGGGCCCTGCTCGACCAGGCGCCCGCGAACGGCGAGCTCGTGCCCTGGACGCGGCGCGCCGTCGCAGCGTTCCACGCCGACGAGTACGCCGCGTCTAACGGCTGGCCCTTCGCGCTGTTCGCCGCCCGTGCTGGGGAGTTCGCGGCGCGTTCGGCCGTGACTCCCAACCACGTTCCCGATGACTTTTCCGACGTGCCCTCGCTCGAGAGCCGCTTCGGCCCGGAGGTGTGATATGCTGCTCGCACGGACCCTGTTCGACATCCTGGGGAACATCCCGAGTCCGAAGACCGATGACGAGATCCAGCGCTACGAGGCCAGCATTCACCGCGACGCGCGGCGTGAGCGCTTGCGCTCGAGCGGCATCACGAACCATTTCGCCGAGGGCGACGAAGCGCTCGTGCTCGACGGCAGCGCGCAGCAGACCGAGTCGCTCCGACTGGTTCGGCGCTGGATGGCACTCTGGCAGTCCGGAGGCGCCCCGTGGATCTGGATCGGTGGGCCCGTAGGCGTCGGCAAGACCCTCGCCGCGGCCCACGCGCTGGCCGAGCTTGGCGGCCGCTACGTGAGCTTCCTCGACGTGATCCGCATGTACCGGGACCGGGAGCGCTCGGTCCGGTCTGCGACGGCAGCATGGGCTCGCCTGGGCGGGCAGTACCTGGTCGTCCTCGACGAGGTCGGTCTCGAGGAGCGGGCGCAGGCAGAGCACGCCCGGGTCGCTCTACACGAGTTCGTCGAAATGCGCCGCCGCCGCTCGACTCCGACCATCGCACTCACCAACAAGCGGAGCGAGGCAATCAGAGCCCGATTCGCTGGCGCGTACTACGACAAGCGCACCATGAGCCGGCTCGGTCAGGTGCTCTGGAAGGACCAGGAGGGCAAGGGCCTGCACGACGTCGGTGGGACCGACCTGCGCGGGGGAGGCGTGTGATGGAGTGGCTCTACGACGGGCCGCTGGTGACGCTCGGCGAGGAGGCGACCAAGCGCGAGCTCGAGGGGTATCCGCAGTGGCTCAAGGAGCGAGTCGTCGTCGTGGAAATTGGCGACCGCGGCAGGTACGTGCGCCTGACTCTCAAGCGGAGGAAGTGATGGCGAGGAAGACTCGAGGTCCCGCATCAAACGCGCGCGCGGGCGCGACAACAGAGCCTCGCGAGCTGGCCCTTCGCGCGTGGATCGACGCCATCGCCTCTGGCGTCACGGAACGCGGGGCGGCGGTCGAGATCACGGCGGAATACGGCTTCTCGCACGGGCAACTGGCGGGCTGGTGCCGGTACGACCCGGAGTGGGGCAAGGCGCTCGCGGCCGCGCACGCCGCGAAGGTCGAGCGCCTCGAGTCCGACCTGCGCGCGATCGCGCTCGGCGAGGTCGTCGAGGATCCATCCGTCGCGAAGGTGCGGGCCTCGACGCTGCAGTGGCTCCTCAGCAAGTGGGACCGCGATTCGTACGGCGACCAGCGGCGCGTCGAGCAGACGGTCGCGCTGGTGCCTCCGCCGCCCGAGGATACGCCCGAGGCCATCGCGGAGGATGCGCTGTCCATGCTGACGGCGGAGCAGCGCGCGGCCCTGCTGCGGCGCCTCGGGGAAGGCTCGTGAGTCGCGAGATTGCTCCCGGGGTGATGCTCCGCGCCGGCATCCTCGCCGAGGCCGGCGTCGACAGGGACGCGGGCTACATCGCGAGCTCGTGGGCGGAGTCGTCCGGCTCCCAGCTGCACGACATGACGGGCGCCAAGCCCCGCGAGTGGAAGGAGCTGCTGCGGACGAGGCTCGCCCAAGACATGCGCCGGCATCGCTTGGCGGTGGCGTGCGACGTCGACGACCAGGATCGGATCTACGGCTGGGCCTGCGGCTCGCCGGGCGTGCTGGCCTACGTGTACGTGCGCGACACCCGGCGGCGGCAGGGCATCGGACGCGCGCTCGTCCTCGAGGTGTGCGGCGGCACGCCGAAGCGGTGCCTGTGGCTGACGCCCAGCGTGCAGGTCCTGGCCCTGCAGCACCACGTCGAGTGGCGGCCTTGACGGACCCGCTGGCATCGCTGCGCGCGCGACTGCAAGCCCAGCGAGCCCGAGGTGCGGCGGGCGCGATCCCGTACTGTCCACACTCGCCGACGGCACCGCAGGCCCGCTTCCTCGCGCTCGACACCCTCGAGGCGCTCTACGGCGGGGCGGCCGGCGGCGGGAAGTCGGACTGCCTGCTGATGGACATGCTTCGCTGGTGCGACCGGCCGGGCTTCTCTGGGCTCATCCTGCGCCGGACCCTCCCCGACCTCGCGCTACCGGGGGCGATCATGGACCGCGCGAAGTCGTGGCTCGCGGGGCGGCAGGACGTGCGCTGGTCCGAGGTCGGGAAGGTGTTCACGTTCTCGGGCGGCGCGCGACTGCAGTTCGGGTTCTGCGAGACCCCAGCGGACGTCTACAGGTACCAGGGCGCCGAGTTCCACCGCATCGCCATCGACGAGCTCACGCAGTGGCCCGAGCAGCCGTATCGGTACCTCCTGAGCCGCCTGCGCCGCCGGGCCGGCGACTCGACCCCGCTCGCGATGCGCGCGGCGACCAACCCAGGCGGCATCGGGCACGGATGGGTCAAGCGCCGCTTCGTGGCGCCGGGCGACGCGTCCCGGGCGTTCGTCCCGGCGCGTCTCGACGACAACCCGCACCTGAACCGTGAGGAGTACGAGCGGAACCTGTCCCTGCTCGACGACGTCACGCGGCAGCAGCTCCGAGACGGCCAGTGGATTGATTCCGGAGAGGGGTTGGTCTACCGGTTCGACCGAGGTCGCAACCTCCTCGAGGAACTCCCGCGCCTCGATGGTTGGTATCCCGTGCTCGCGGTCGACCTCGGCAGCAGCGAGATCCGGCCGTCGACCGCGTTCGCGCTCATGTTCTGGACCCACGACGATGCGCGCGCGGTAGTGGTCAAGGGATGGGCGGAGGCGGGGCTCATCCCATCGACCATTGCTGACCGCATTCGCTCCGTGCTGGGCATGTATCCGGAATGCCGGGTCGTGATGGACGTCGGCGCGCTCGGGTCCGGGTACGCGAACGAGATGCGGACGCGGTACCTGATACCGGTCGAGGCCGCCGAGAAGGCGAACAAGCTCGGGTTTCGCAAGCTCCTCAATGGGGCCCTCGAGCGGGGCGAAGTGGTGCTCCTCGGTGAGGAGTGCGCTATGCTCGTCGAGGAACTGGAAGCCCTGCAGTGGGCTCCGGGCGGCCTGGACAACGACAAAACGCAGCCCAACCACTGCACCGACGCGCTCCTGTACGGGTGGCGTGCGACTCAGTCGTGGCGGGCCGCGCACCGCAGAGCGGCCGAGCCGCCGACCGAGGAGCAAGCATGGGAGCAGCGAGTCAGAGCCCGACACGAGCAGAGGAAGCGAGATCCGTTCGCCAACTGGTGACGGACTTCGTCGACGACATGCACTCCCGCGGCGCTCGGCAGGTGCAGGTGCGCGTATCGGCCGGCGGTGTCGAACTCTCTGCCTCGGTCGTGATGGGCGCGGCTGCGGTGCAGTCGAATCCGGCCAGCGCCCCGCTCGAGCTCATCGGGGCGAGCGACGTCGAGCGGGTGCTGTTCGCGCCCGAGCCCCCGGAGGAATGACCGATGGCCGCAAAGATCGAACACCGCTGGTGGCTGGCGCCGAAGAATCAGGCCCACAAGGACGTGGTCGCCTCGGCGACGTTCATCGCCGAGCGGGAGGGCTGGCGCTTCTCCGACCTCCTGACGTCGTGGCGCCTCTACGACGGCCGGAAGTGGCACTCGCTGCGGCGCATGGGACGGCAGCGTCGCTGGGTCGAGGCCGGCGACGAGCTCATGCGCTACAACGTCGTGCAGAGCGTCGTCGACACGATCACGGCGAAGCTGGTCAAGAGCCTGCCTGCTCCTGAGTTCGTGACCAACGGGGCCGAGTACAAGGTCCGCCGCGCGACGAAGCGCCGCAACAAGTTCGCCAAGGGCGTGTTGCACGCAAGCGGCTTCTACTCGGCGTTCCCCGAGGCCGTCCGGGAGGGCGTGACGTGCGGGACCAGCGCGCTCAAGTTCGTCGTCGACGAGAAGCGGATCCGCTGCGAGAAGGCGCTGCTCTGGGAGCTCCACGTCCCGCCGTGGGAGGCCGAGCGGGGGCAGCCCACCACGCTGTTTCAGCGCTGCCAGGTCGACCGCCAGGCG